CTAACTTTAAACGGAAATATGATAGAGCATACATATAAAAGCTCGTTAAGCGATTGTTTAAAATCCAAACGCCTGGCTCAGAACGAGGTAAACCCAGAAAGAGTAGTATTTACTTGCAAAAAAGTAAAGGCTAAAACAGAAATATACATGGATCGTAAGAAAATTTTAAGTATAATAAAATAATGAGACTAAGTAAACATTTTACATTAGAAGAAATGACTAAGTCTATGACGGCTGCTCGTAAAGGTATAGACAATACACCGGGGTCAGGTGAGATACATAATCTTACTGAAGTTTGTTATAATATATTAGAACCACTTCGTGCTAAATTTGATAAGCCAGTTACAATCACATCAGGCTATCGATCCGAAGCGCTTTGCGAAGCGATCGGCAGCAAAAAAACATCGCAACATGCAAAAGGCCAGGCGGTCGACCTAGAAATTATGTCTGTTCCTAATATTAAATTAGCTTATTGGATAGAAGCTAACTGTGATTTTGACCAGCTCATACTTGAATACTACAAACCAAACGATGGCCAAGCAGGATGGGTTCACGTATCTTACAATGAGAAAGGCGCTAACAGAAAACAAGTTTTAACTTTTGACGGTAAAAAATATGACAACGGACTTCCTGAAATGAAATGGAAAGACGGACAAGTCGTAGAATAATTATAAACTATGACTAAAATAGGAACACTCACTTCACAAATTGTAACTGGTAATTGTCCAGAGTGTAGAACAGATACACTTCTTGTATCTTTCGAACCACACCTTTATCGATGTGTTAATTGTGGTTTTGATCTAGAACAAAAAGTAAATGGTGTGATTAAATATGTTATAGCCAACGAAGAAACTAAGTTTAAAGCTAGTATTTTACCGGACGAAGAAGATAAACATGGCTAAAAAGAAACCGCTTTTTGGCGTTAACACATACATAAAACGAACTCCCAAAAAAAGACCTGGTAGACACTCAAAGCACCACTCTAAACGCGTGCCCAGGCGTAAGAAATATCGCGGCCAAGGCCGTTAGTTTAGAATCATTCTAATGTGGAATATAATTATATTCTTTTGGTGGATTGCATTTTTATTATGTATTCTGGTATATAGTGCTTTTATATTTGGAAGCTTTATCATATGAAACCTATAATGATCACATTAATGTATTTAACTTTTGGTGGAGACATCAAACTAAATACGTTTGAAATACACACATCTTGCTCCAGTTGGTTTCACACTAACGTAGCGGTTCATGAAAAGAAAAAGAAAACCTTTATGTCAAATCATTACTATCATACTTATAAAGGTAAAAAAGTTATTGGTTATATCTGTGGAGGTGACGAACCACGATAAACGAACCTATCTCTACGAGGGAAATGAGAAATAGGTTATAAGGTGAGAAAAGATAACATATTCTTGCCATATTTTAAACACATTGTCAAGCACCTAAGACTGGATCGCATTTAAAGGATACAAAAAGCTTTCTTTTATTCACATCCTCTTTACCTAATTCTGCCATAGCGTTAAGAGTATTTAATGATCCTGCAGCCGCACAGTCATACCAAGAATTATGCACGCCACCGTTGTGTTCTGGTAGACAGTTGCCCGACAGGGCAGAACAAATTTTCATAATTAAAATAAATTTCATTGTTGACAGTCCTTTAGGATTATCCTATAAATGTGTGAAAGGAGAATATATGACAGACACTACAAAATACAGAAATACTTCCCTTAAGAACGAGGTATATACTGCAGGACATTTGTTGGCAAGAGAAATGACCCCTGGTCTTGCACTATCGATGTCACAGACCATTGAGTTATTAATTATGGAAAAAATAAAAAAGTTAGGTTTAGAAACTAAACTATCAACTTACGTAAAACCAGATAGAAGGTCAGCGAAAAAAAGAAAGAAAAAGAAAAATGGCAAAGCATAGACTACCGTTTGCGAACAGTGATGTTATTCGATTAAACGAATACAATAAAACTCCGCAACAAAAACTTTGGATCTCAGTTCTAGCTAAGGCTTTTGATGATGCATTTTATTCAGCAGATGAAAGATCAGCATTAGAAGCTTTACGTTGGATCAAACACGGTAAAGATTTTAACATGGTATGTAGAATGGCGGGAAGAGAAGGCACATACGTCAAAGAAAAAATGTTAAACAAAGTTATCGAAAGAGAAGCAAACTTATTAGGAAAGCATGCAAGCATTAGAAATGCCACGAACAATATTTTAATTCTTAAAAACGAGGCTGAGAAAAGAAAAGTAAGAAGACAAAAAGAAAAGGAGTATACTAATTTACCAAAGTACAGTCATGATTATGTCGACAGGTAGAAGAATATGTCCTGAGTGTAAAGGTAATGGGTATTTAAAAACAAGTATAGGTAAAATAGTACAATGTTTAAACTGTTGGTCGGAAGGAGAGATAGATGAAAAGATTTGGGCTAGGGATTTTGATCCTATTATTCCTGATGAGTTGCAGTCAATCAAAGAAGATTGATAAGATTACATGGGACCCTATAAAAGCAATGGTTAGGATAACATTTGGACAAGTTAAATGACAGTTGAGTATTTAGCAGGATTGTTTGATGCTGACGGATGTGCATCGAGTTATTTACAAAGAAACAAAAAGTCTAACAAGACTGTGCAAGTACACAGCTGTGAGATATCAATGACAAACAAAGAAGTTATATATTGGGTTAAAAATTTTTTAGGTTTTGGTAACATACACTACAGAGCAAAAGTAGGTGGTATGGGTAAGAAACCACAGTGGCGATACCGAGCTTCACATAGATTAGCGTTGAAGTTTGCAAACAAAGTTTTGCCATATAGTATTGTTAAGAAAAAGAAATTACAGGATATTGTAAAACACTATGGCAATTAAAAATAAAATAAAAATTAGAAAGGTTACCGGGATAGGGGTACAAGGCATCGCAACTAGCGGCCCAATGGACCTAAGCGATAAGCGTCGAAGCCCGGCGTTAGATGGGGAGAGTACTAGACGTAGTGTTCCCGCTGACGATAATGTATTTAAAGATAAAACAATTAGCGATGATTACAAAAGCGGCGGTGCATACAAAGCTATGTTAAATATGTTTGCTGATCACGTTAGTGATGAGGAGTATGCTGAACACTGTAGAAAGTTTTTTAAAGGAGACAATGAAAACAATACCTGATGCAATAGATGATATTTTATATTTTTGGAAGAAAACCAAGGATGTCTATTATAGATTCTTTGAACATTACGGTAGTAAGATGAATGTTTATGGTTGGAACAAGAGATGGAAGAACAGAAAGATAGGAACAGGTTACGGTAGACAGGATGATTAAAGAAGATATTTTTTCTACTTTTATATTAGAGGATAACATTAAAGTAAATGTAAGTGAATTAAACAAATACGCCTACGAACTTAAAAATAAAAATATAAAAACAAAAAGAATACCATCTACCCAAGGTGGTTTTCACTCCGATGATCTACATTTAGAAGAACCGGTACTACAACCTCTTATTAAAGCTATAACTAAAATGAGTTATGTTTATTGTAGAGAATTAAAGGTTAAAGAAAAGTATGCTTTATCTCTTGCTAATATGTGGTTTGTTATTAACAATCAAAATCATTACAACAGCCCACACAATCATCCTTTCTCTTTTTTATCTGGTGCGTTTTACACTAAATCTGGAGCGGATAGTGGTGACATAGTTTTTTTAAACCCTAATCCTAAAATAGAAGGATACTGGTTTGATGGTGCATGGAAAGAATACAATATGTATCAGTCTGGCAGTATTATGAAAGAATCACTAACAAATAAAATCATACTTTTTCCGTCTTGGTTGGCGCATCACGTAACTCCTAATAAAACCAAAGAAGACAGGATCGTATGGTCTTTTAACATACAATTAATATAGGAAAACAAATGAAAAAAGAAAAACAATATCCAAAAGATACGAGAACAGAGATACCAGTAACAACTCACAACTGGGGACCTTCTCTTGTTAGAATGCAAATTGATGAAGGTTTAAGAATGATACTTATGGACGAGTGGAAAAAGAATAGAAAAAACAAGGAGTTAGATTACAGAAAAAATTTAGCAGGGCAACTGGACCACGAAACAGGGTATCCCACAGAGTCTAGAAAAAGAATACTGCCTTATCTTGGTAAATATTTTCATATTTACGATCAAGCTCAAGCTAGGTTTTTTCAAAGAGAACCACAAAAAACAGACTATGTTTTGTCGGCTCTTTGGATTAATAATCAAAAGAAACACGAGTTTAACCCGCCACACGATCACGATGGCACGCTATCTTTTGTTATCTATTTACAGGTTCCAGAAGTTTTAAGAATTGAAAACCAAGCGTCCAAGGGTAAAAGCTGTGGCCCTGGTGGTATACAATTTGTTTACGGTGAGGGCATGAGAGATGCCATAAATTTTGTATCTCATTTTCCGATAGAGTTAGATATGTTTATTTTTCCTGCTTGGCTTAAACATTGGGTAAGTCCTTTCAAGTCTGACTGCACAAGAATTAGTGTATCGGGTAATGTATACGATGTTAAAATTGGAAAAGCTTTAGCAGGAAGCAAGAGAATAGAGATAAAAACATGAAGATTATAGAGAACTGTATATCAAAAGAAAAACAAGAAATGATTATCGATAGAATGTTATATAATACTGATAATAGTTTCCCTTGGTTTTATCAGTTTGATATTACAGACAAGCATACGAAAAACAATCAAGGTAGGCCTGGTTTTTCTCATAATTTTGTTGAAGAGGGTAAGGTGGTAAGTCACTTCTTAGATGTGATTATACCTATATTAGAACCATATACAAGAAAGCCGGTCTATCAAGCAAGAACATTTTTACAGGTGCCTTTAAATTTAAAACTGTATGGTAAGGACCACGATAGCGCTCACGTTGATCTACCTTTACCACATACTGTTTATTTATATTATGTTGTTGATGCGGATGGAGATACTATATTTTTTAAAGGTAAGAAGATAGTAAAAAGAGTTACACCAAAACAAGGAACTTTAGTTATGTTTGATGGACAGACATACCATGCTTCCGAACAACCAAAGAAACATGTTCGTTGCGTCGTGAACTTTGATATAGAAAAACATGAATATTAAAAAATTAATAGTAAGACTAAGAATGTGGTACGCAGATGTANGAGGACACCATGGTAAACGTTGGGACTATGAACCTGGTGATTGGTACATGGGCCGACATCGAAAGAAAAATGATAAAGTTAAATAACAAATACACCTATGTTGACAGTACACGGTTCACGGAACATGGATCACGGAGATATGATGTTGCGGGTGAGAGGTTGCCGAGTGTAACAACAATACTTGGTAAGACTAAGGATCAAAAGTTTCTACAAGATTGGAAGAAGAAAGTTGGCGAAAAAGAGGCAGAGAGAATTAAGATTGCTTCAGCTACACGTGGTACGAGTATGCACAAGTATTTAGAGAACTACGTACTGGGTAAAGGTTATGAGGATTTAACTGACTTAGGACAAGAGACGAAACGTATGGCTCAGAAGGTCATAGAGCTCGGTCTAGCACCTGTGAGTGAATATTTCGGGTCGGAGGTCACATTGTATTATCCGGGCCTCTACGCAGGCTCTACAGACTTAGTTGGTATGCACAATGACAAAGAAACTATTATTGACTTCAAACAATCTAACAGACCCAAGAGAGAAGAATGGATTGGAGATTATAAGTTGCAGGCTGCAGCATATGCCATGGCGCATGATCAAGTACACGGCTCTAACATTGAACAATGCGTAATTATGGTATGTACTCCTGACCTATATTATCAAGAATTTAAGATTGACGGGCTTAATTTGCGAAAAGCAAAGCACGACTTCTTAAAAAGACTAGACTATTACCATGAACTAATAAGAGATGAAAAGGAGGAAGCATATTATGGCGCATGAAATAATACACACTGCTTTGGTCAAAAGATACGAAGCGGAGATTGCTGATGCAAATGCCAAGATAACTATCTTGATGACAAGTAGCAGAATCATACCTGAACACGTAGATATTACGGGCGAGGTTGACAAGCTGTTGGGCAAGATTGAAGACGCACAATCAAAGATGGCGATATTGAAGCGACTTTATGGCATAAATTAGGCAAAGATATGGACACTATAGTAATTATTTTCATAAATTTTTTATTTTTCAAAAAAATTTAGATGATGTAAAATGTCCATAATGTCAAAAAAGCTATATTTGACAACAAAATATTCGATTATAGTGGACATTTTAGGTATAAAAAAGGACATTTTAATGGTAAAAATTACTATATAAGGACATTTTACATCCAAAAAGGACATTTTATGAAACGTAAACGAAGATACAAACACGCGGTTATTAACAAAAAGAAGTATTACTTCTATACTATCCGTTGGCTCGACATCACCGGCGATGCGGGGCACAAGTCTAAAGAAGAAATGTTGAAGCTGCCTATTGCTAAAATGATTACACAAGCCTACGTTTTTAAGAAAAGCAAAAAGTATTTAATTACGTTTAATTCGTATGATGAAACAGATGAAGTGTTTAGTGATACAAACATATTCCCTACGGGATGTATTGTGTCTATGGAAAGGATTATAAAATAAATGAATAAACTTAAAAAAATATGGAGAGACAGAGAAGTATATGCCTTATTGTACAGAGAATACATTATTGGTTTTGCTATCGGTTTCATACTAGCTGCTATAATAATTTAAACTATGAATATAAAAATTGTTGATATCAAAAGTCGAATGATCAATAGTGCCTCTGCAGTTAAGAGAAAAAAAACAGACAAAGATAAGATTAAAGAGTTAGAAAATAAAATAGAAGATTTAAAAAACGAGATTGCTAATATTAAAGATGTTATTTCTCAATCTTCTTCGGGTTGGGAGTGACGTCTATAATCTGTGAGTAGTCATCTAAAATTTGTTTCATTTTCTGTTCTAGCTCTTGTTCTGATAGGTCCTCTAGTTTTCCTGTTTTTATTATTTTGCGGTCTATATATAGCCCTGCTGCTTTGCCTCGATTTGTCTCAGCGTTTACGGCAGCACTCCAAGCGCCTTTTTTCAAAGCGCGTTCTCTAATTTTTCCTAACTCTGCTACGTGTCCTTCATAAGTTACTTCATATTTTTTTAATTTCTCTTCTCTTAAATTTCCTATGTATTGAACCACTAGTGGGCTTTGTTTTGGGTTTGNACCACNAGTGGGCTTTGTTTTGGGTTAGTTAGTTCTGACCCTTCTTGTCTTGCTCTATCTTTACTGTANCCAGCTAGAACGGCCGCCTCTGATTTTGTNACGGGTCCATCCTCTGTTCCAAAAACAAGGATTTCAGCAAATCTCTTTTGCATTTCTGTTAGTCTTTTCGGTAGTCCCATTTCTTTTTCCCTATGCTATAGCCTATAAGAAAGCTACAACTTATTACTGCCACAATTGCTATTAGATGCCATATTAAAAAACTCATATTGACAATTTAAGGTAACAATCCTATATTGTCAACTATGGTAATGACAAATAAAGATGCAGAAGAATTTGCTCAACAAATGGCTTCTTTAGAAGATAATAAAGCAGAAAGAGGGCCAAACGATTTAGAGGAGAGAATAGCAGACTTAATGAGAATAAGTCTATCTCATCAAAATTTAAACGCTGAGTTGAGAAAAGAAGTCTCGTATTTAAAAGATCAGGTTGAGTTCTATAAGATACAATCCGATCAATTGAAGAAAGAAAATACAGATCTTAGAAATGTTCGTTAAGCATCTACAAGAGTATTTAGATAAGTTCACGCAAGGTCCTAAAGGCCAACGTGGTAACGCTGTGAGTAATGCAAAGATATATATCATGACCGAGAGAGGATACTTGGAAGAGATAAAACGTATAGAAGTTCACGAGAGTAACAAGCCCGGAGACTCATCTATCCGTGTTGTTTTGAAACCAAATAAGGAAGAATTACTTATAATGCCACCGGGATATATTAAAGATTATTAATGACAATGTTACCTCAAAAACATTATGGGTCCAGAAGCAAAACTTTACAGAAAATTTAAGAGGGCAACACCTAAAGTATTGTGGCACCGCATAGAAAATTTAGCAATACCTGGCATGCCGGATGCGTTGGGATACACAGAAAATTTCTTTTATTTTACTGTTGAGTTTAAGGTTACTAAAGG